ATTACCATCTGCATTAGAGATAGTAAGTGTTCCTTTTTCCAAATCATTCTTAGACACCCAAGCGTCCTTGACATTAATAACGTGACATTCCACGCCCATGTCTTTACAAGCAGAATCAATCATATTACTGACCAATTCCTTGTTCTTAGAACGAACTTTTGTTAGAACAGCAACTTGAATATCTACCTCTTTAAGAGGTTGTTGTTGTTCTGTTACGAATTTAGAAAAGGATTGTGCCACTTACTGGTCTCTCTTCTTGCCAATGTTATATTTTGTTTCCAAAATCCATTCGTCTTTCTCTTTGAAAGCGATTACTTTAATTTGAGAAAGCGGTGCTTTAGGTTCTGCTTCTCCAATTATTTCAATCAACCCCCAATCACCAAGTAATCCAGCGATTGAATTTCGTCTTGATACATCATTCTCATTTAGATTTGTATCTTTACCATCAAGAGCAAAAAGTTCCTTGAAATGGACAATGTAATACTTACCTTGTTTATGTAGGATGTGACATGACTGATAGAGTTTTCTCTCTTTACGAGAGGCGACACCAATACGAGATAGTGTCTCACGAACCTTTAAAAAGTCATCTGGTTCTTTTAGTTTTACTTCTAGCATCTTCTCTGGATGCCATTCAATTTCATTCATTTTCTTCCACCTTTATTCAAACTATTTTTAATAGTGGTTATCTGTTCATTATCAAGTATTTGAAGAGCGGCTTTTGCTTTTGCATTACTATAACCAAAATACTCTTTTACATACTCTAAATCTTTCAACTTATCTGCCTTTACCCAAGGCGCATATCGCTTCTTCGATCTAATAGTATTTAGTAAAAAGTCATATTGGAGTTTGGTGTCGAGATGATGCCTCATGTTCATCTCATTTACCAACATTATAGTATCATTAAAGGGCGCCAAACACTTGTTAATGATATAGGGGGAATACTTCTTCTCCCACATAGGATCATCTGATTCCATCAGATTTTCCTTTGTGACATTGAGAGAGTTTAGATAATCCTTTAGTTCATAACTCATTTGAAATTCACCTGTGTCATAATCTCAACCATATATGCAAGCATATTGATTTCTTGATCAGCGACAAAGGCGGACTTATAAGAATAGTCTGCTGTTGCGAGAACAAGGTGAGGCACAGTTTGTGGTTGAACTTCATCATACAATGCATCATAGACTTTACGATACATACGAGCAGGATCATTATCTAGGTTGTTTGCAACCCATTTACGAGTAGACTTGAAATCTTTATCCTTTATGAATGTAACCAAGTCTTTCATATTTGTTTCTGAGATATTGACAAGAACTCCACTGTCAATCATACCAGAAGCAGAATACCTTTGCAGTTCATTAAGAACCCTTCTCCAATCTGGGAAGTGTTTTTCAACAACACCAGCAACCGCCTTTGGTTCAAACTGAACTTTCTCTGTAGTCAGAATGTCTTGGACTCTTTTAAAGAATTGTCCAGCAAGTTTAGGTTTGTCTGAGGTAGGGATACGAAACTCTATTACAGAGCATCGACTATGCAAAGGGTCGATGATACGGTTCTTGAAGTTACAGGTAAGGATAAATCCACAGTTCTTATGGAACTCTTCAATGAACCCACGCAAGGCAGGTTGAGTTGATTGTGGATTTAGATAATCTGCCTCATCAAGAATCACGAACTTACGATTACCGTCCATAGAGACAGTAGAAGCAAAGTTCTTAATCTTGTTTCTGAGAACATCAATACCAGATTCTTCAGAACCGTTTATCATCATATAAGTAGCACCAAGTTCCTCAAGCATTGCTTTTGCAACTGTGGTTTTACCTACTCCAGGCCCACCAGATAAAAGAAGGTTTGGAATATGTCCTTCATCTACAAAGGTCTGGAAAGTCGTTTTCAAATCATCAGTAAGAATACACTCACTGATTTTGGATGGACGATATTTCTCCACCCAAAGCATCACATCATTCATAATATATCTCCTTGTCAATAATGTTTCATATATGAGTCATTAAGTAGGTTAATGACTTGTTTATGATACATTATGCTGCTTCAAGAGCAATGAAGTATTCAATCGACTTATTCACATTAGTAAAATGCGAGATGCCTTTTTGAGATACTTCTACCTTGTAGTCGCCTGACAGGAGTTTTAGGTTTTCAACTTTAAAGAAGTATGTGAAATCAGTTGGTGAGTTTTCGCCGACTGTGATACTGAAGTCATTGGATGTATCGTTCTTTCTGTCAGTAACAGTCAAGTCGATAGTACCACCAGCAGTTCCTTTAAGAACCACATCTGGAACACCAAGAACAGCAGATGCTTTTAGGATTTGATTGAAAGTGTCTTGTGTAAAGGTAAACTCTACATCAACACTCGGCATAGTGATTTCTGTTTTAGGTGCAGTCACGATAGATGGGTCACTGAACATATAAGTCAGTTTACTACCACCACCCTCTTCATTAAGTTTTACACTCTTCTCATCGAATGTGAGAGTTGGGTCTTTGAATAGAGACATTGCAGACAAGAACTCGTTCAAGTCATAGATGGCAAATTCATTGTTGAAAGTATCTGGAACAGTTGCCTTTGCAACGATGTTTTTCATCGCTGACATTGTTCCAATCACAGTTCCATTTTTTACCAGAAGATTCTGGTTAATGGTAGAAAAGTTCTTCAGAACTTCTCGTGTATCATTACTAAGTTTCATATCAATTATTCTCCGTTGTATCGTGATTATGAAGTGCCATTATACCATAATGGATCACCTTTAGCAAGTCATTTCTGTTCTTGCCGTCTTTCTTTCCGTATCGTTGTGAATATTTTAAAATGTTACCGATACAGAAACCTTCACCATGTCCACTGTCCATGATAAATTCTGTTGCTTGAAATTTGTTGTGGGAATAGTGTGCCGAGTATGTTTTGTCAATATACTCTTGCAATTCTTTGAGGATTCTATCCTCTGAATATTTGTAGTCAATTTTATCAACTACTATAGGTTCATCTTTTTTCTTAAACATTACAAATCCTCAATTCAATTACACATACTATAACATAAAAGAGCGCCCCTGTCAAGAGGCGCTCTTACAAAATTACTTGATTTTAATCAGGCGAGGCTTCTTTTCCTCTGGAATGATTCTTTCAAGTTCTACGTTCAACAACCCATTTTCAAAAGTTGCACCTTTAACTACCACATCATCAGAGATAGTGAAAGTTCTTTTAAAGGCACGATTTGAAATGCCCTTGTGCAGATAAGTTGTTTCATCAACAACTTCACCCTTTTCTTTAGACTTGATTGAAAGAGTATTCTCTTTTGTTTCAATCTCAATATCGTCTTTACCGAATCCAGCAACTGCAATCTGAATTGCATAATTGGTGTCATCCATTTTTACGATATTGTAAGGGGGGTAGTTTGTTGTTGTAACAAGACTATCATCAAGTAGTCTGTCGAACATTCTATCGAATCCGATAGAGTAAGTTTTAACCCTGTCAAAAGGGTCTGTAAGAGCTGTATTTACCATTTTGTTTCTCCTTTAAAAAGCAAGTTACAGTGTGATACCCATTACGGCATATCACGTTTATTTATAAAGTGGTAGTTTTTTGGGCGGAAACTACCAAAACCGTATTTGCGACACAGAGTAAGCATATTTGTGTCGAACAGGGCGACTTACGAACAGCACCCTTATTATATATACGACTTATGCCGCATCGGCGTATTCTAATGCCTTATCAAGTGCATTTAATTTTACCTTACGGTTACGTCCGTACCATGATGAAACCAATCGTCCATCATTAGAACGTCCTTGCAAGTGGTCTGTCATGTTAGTAACAGAGTTGAATGCAGTCCACCAAGTTCCTTGTGCGAACTCAGCACCAGGCTGAACATCCAAGTTCTCAAATGCAAGTTTTGAGTTACGAGAAGTGAAAGGAATTACGTTATCCACTTTCTCTTTCGCAGGCGCACCAAACACTTCATTGAAGTATTGGATTACGTTATCAGCGGTGTATTTCTTAGAACCA